ACCACGTTTTTATGGTCTTGTCCTTTTTCTTTTATCAAATTTGAGTTCTTATCGAACCAATATTTTTTAGATGAATTTAATCTGCGAGTAACTGTTTTTACAGAAATTCCTAAATATTCAGCTACCTCTTCTTTCGATGGTGGTTCACCAAAATTCGCATTTTCGACAGCTTCGTCAAACTCTATCAGCTTTTGCTTTTTGTCTTCCTTTGCGTTCTTTTTGCGAGTTTCTTTAGCTTTCAACCAACCCGGCTTATCATCGTCCAGCTTAATATCAGCCAAAACTCCCGAATCGTCCAGAAAATGCACTGGGTAAGAAAACCACATATTGATCGGCTTGAACTTGGCGAACTCCCGAAGCGTACCTTCCACGCGCCACGCTGTCGAAATTTCAATCGCTCGACGGGCTTGTTCGATCTTGTCTGTCCAAGGCTTACGATCGAGCACGTTTGGAATCGCTTGTTCGAAGTGTGTTCGCATAATGCTCGCACTTTGGAGATCGTCAAGTGTAACTTCTTCTTGATAATATCCAAGGTTACAAGCTCGAATAGCTTCCTTGTAAATTCGACACGCTGTATGGTTGATACGCTGTACGAGTAATTCTTCCGTGACGTCCAATTCTACCAAGTCGATCAACGCGTCCGGATCTCGAGCGAATACTCCCGATCCACTGGCCCGGTCCATTGACTTTTTGCCCCCTTGAGCACCTTTTGAGTGGTGATGGCAATAAATAACGGAACAGCCCAGCTCTGTCGCTACTTTATCGAACTGATTCGTAAAGTGTGCCATCTGATCCGCGCTGTTTTCGTCACCCGTCAAGACTTTATAGATCGGGTCAATGATAACCGCGATATAGTTCTTTTTGAGTGATCGGCGAATCAATTTCGGAGCGAGCTTGTCCATCGGGACAGTCTTTCCGCGTAAGTTCCAGATATCAATATTTTGGAGATTGTTCGGTTGAAGTCCCATTGTTTCGTACACGTCGCGGAATCTATGGAGACATGACGCACGATCCAATTCAAGATTGACATATAGGACCTTACCTTGCGTACAATTCCATTCAAGCCATTTCTTGCCCTCTGCAATCGCGATTGACATTTCGATAAGACTGAATGACTTCCCAGCTTTTGACGGCCCAGCGATCAGCATTTTGTGCCCTTGGCGAAGGACGCCTTCAATCAGCTCGGGCGCAAGCTCTGGGAGGTTGTCCCAACTATCGCCCAGCCCTTCCGGATCTGGTAGATCGTCGTTGAGATCTTCGATGTACTGATACCATTCTTCCCAGTTACGCTTACCGATATTCGTATCGACAAGGAATTGTTTCTGGCCGTTTCGCTCGAATCCGGGCATACGGGACAAGCGCGACGGGTTGCGGTTTTGCGTATCGACCGAGATCCCGTTCTTTTGGCATATCTTATATAAATAGTCAACGCGCTTTCTGTACTCTTCATAGTTGCCCGCGTCCACTTTCACAATCGCGTGTAAGGACTTGTTTCCACTATAGACAAGGGCCACGATCGGCAATTCAAGCTCTTTATAGATCGCGTTTTGTTTCTCAACGCTCATGCTATCCGATTCAACGAGTGCGTACCGATAATCGGTCACGTTCTCATTTTTGGCGCCTTTCCCGTCCAACGGATTGAAGCGAATCCACGCTCCCGCTTCCTTGTGGTAATCACCGAGGACCGCCCCGATATCACCGTTACATTTGCTAAGTTGCTCGATCAGTTGCCCCGCTGTCCGGTCATACGCTCCCTTGGTCGGAAGCCATTTTTCAATCTCGCCTGTCTCGTCGTTTACTTTTGGATAGCTTTCCGTGACATATCCGACGTTTTCGGACGATTCAAACAAGGCCTCGAGGTACTTGATAATCTCTTGTACCGGGTTCCAGTTTGTAGGCTCATGGATTTCTTTCCCCTCGATCCAGTTCTTATCAATGACGCGATAGTCCCGGTCGATTGTGTCATTCCAGTCGAGCTCGTGAGCTCCCTCGCTATCGCTTGAGTACGGGTTCACCCAGCCGTGATCTTTCGCGAGTTGGACAATCGTCCCTCCTGTGACAATCGCCCCCGCTTCCTCGTTGAAGGTGTCCCACTTCTTGAAACATTCAGATTTACGATACCGCGCCGGATCGCGTAAGGACCAGTTGTCCCAGTCGGAAGCTGTGTACCCTTCGTGTTTTAAGGCGAAACCGACGTTTATCCACTCTTGGTAAGAAAGCGTTGAGGGATCAATATAATCAAGTAAGGGCAATAGGTCGAATTCTCGTTCCACTAGTTCCCTCCTTTCCATCTTTTATACACTTTTGTAAAAATTTCTTTTACGAGTTCTTGCGGTATATTTGAGCGTTCATTGTACGACGTCGAGAAATCTTGCCAAGTAACCTCTGGCTTATTCGCTTCGTTATTAAGTTGCAAGTCAAGGTTACTGGCAAATTTCGTCGGTTTTTGAATAGGGTAGCCGTAATTGTTGTATCGAGTCGGGTTCTTAAACGGTAATTCAAAGCCTATGACTTCTTCAATGTATTTCCAAATTCTCCCACTAGCTGGGTTTTCGATGATGAAGAATTTCGGCTCGTATCGTTTAATAATCTCGATCGTGTTAAATATGCATAACTCCCCATTGACTCTCTTCATAAATTGTCGATCGTACTTGTAATTGTTGTACGCTTGCTCATAATCGCTATTGCTTCGGATCGTGAACGGGCTCGGCTCCCTTTGCGGTTCGAAAAGGCTGTCTGATAGATCCTCTTTTTTCCAGCAAGCGTTACCGTTAGGAATTGCGCTCGCATTGCTCCAGCTCTCGGAAGGAGGGCTCGCAATTATTAAGTCGGGTTTTGGTAGCTTATCAAGCGTATCGAATAAGGTATTATTTCCAAACAATCGACTATAATCGGCAAGATTTAAATTTATGAAATGATTATTCTTGCGCTCAATATCAATCCCTATCGGGTGTATTTCAATATCACACAAGCCCTTATCGTCTAGATCCTTGGCGCCTTTTGTATAACTCCCATTCCCACTATCAAAAAGGGCCCATACGATCATTTTTTTCAATTAGTTCTCCTTCTTGGCCATTCCAACGACTCCAAGACTCAATCCCAAAAGTCCGATAAGACTGATCGCGATTCCGAAATCTGATCCCGTATTAGGGAGTTTTGCTGGCGCGCTGTACGCTTTGACTTCTTCAGATTCGTTTCGCGTGCTTTGCGCGTGATTTTCCACGCGATTAGTGATTTTTACTTCTTCGACTTTTGGTGTTTCTTTAGGTGCTGGAGTTTTTGGCTTGTCAGTTTTTTCGCTTGGTGTGTTTGGCTTGTCTTGTTTTGGCTCTGGAATATCGATCACTAGTTCCGGCTTATCCAAGACGGGAGCTGGGGGAAGTAGCGGAATATCCTCAATATTGATTTCTGGTTTATTCAATACCGGAGCGTCGAACGGTACGACTCCGCCTTGCCACTCGGGCTTATCAAGTTGTGGCGCGTCAAACGGTGTTGTGCCACCTGTCCATTCCGGCTTATCTAAAACCGGAGCCGGAGGCATAAGCGGGATATCGTTAAAATCGATTGATGGTTTTTCATATTTTGGCGCGTCATTTGGAATTTCCCAGACTGGTTTGTTTTCTCCGGACGCGTCGCCCTTGCCTCCGACGAGTTGAACATAGCTATATGAAGTAGCTCCATCTGTTTCGGCTTTGAGCTCGACTTTATTCGTCGGGTTTGTTGAGTCCTTAACGGCATTAATCAATTTAGTCTTGTAATTTAGATAGATCATATGATCGAGACGATCCATTGTGATTGTGAAGCCATGATCTGACTTACTAATAGATTTCACGAGATCCATAGCAGATCCTTTATCGATCCAAGGATCTAGGCTTTCAATATTCTTGATTTCAAAATAGTTATCAATTAGTTTTTGGTTTTCGCTCATTTCGTCAATGATTTTCACATAGTTTAGGACTTTGCGTGCATAATTGACGCGTACAGTCCAGTTGATAACCGTCGGGTCATTTTCATCTTGACTCCCCCACTTAGAAAGGAGCTCATCTTTTCCAATCACTTGCTCTTTGCCGATTTGAGCCGTTACGACTGTGCCATTAAAGTTTGCGCTCACGGGCTGCCCGCTTTGGACTTTATCAGTCCATTTTGCGTCCATTTTTAGGCTCATCTGCTTGTTAAGAGGGTGGTTTTTAAAATAGTCGTTGAAAACTGTCGTAACAGTCCCGGCTGTGCTGTCCGCGGTAGCTTGACCGACGACCGCATTTTCTGGGTTGTGCACGTCAAACGTGAAAGTTGTTTGAAAAGCTACTTCTTCCGGAAGCGTGAACGTCACTTTGTCCCCTTCGTTGATCTCGAGATCGTCGGGGAAGTGTACGTTCTTATATTCCACGCTAAAGGGTTGATACTTCCCTGTACCGTTTGACTGATCGACAACGACTTCCGGGTTCTTGACTTCGATCACATTCCCGCTCTTTTCAAAAGTTGTTGGAAGTCCTTCTCGTTTGTTATTCTTAGCTTCAGCGCTTCCTGCTCCCGCGTCATTGCTAGAATTTGTTGGTTGATCTGCTTCCGTTGCTGGAATAGCTGATTCAGTTCCGCTTGCTGTGTCGCCTTGGTTTGTTGCAATTGTTGCAGTCTCCGGCGTGATTCCTCGATCAGACTCATCGGCATTTACTCCTTTAATCCCTAGCGTAGCTGTTGCAATAGTAGCGACTGTTAAAAGTGTTAATTTGTTAGTTTTCATTGTTTTTCTCCTTATTTTTTAGTTCGGCAAGTATTCGCTTGCTCTGATTCCGTGTGGTATTCTCCACCCGTTCGCTGCGATACGATCGATCATGTTTCTTGCGTTTTCAAAAGTCCACATTCCGACATTGCGGAAGCCTCGACTCTCAAGAAATCGAATCTGTTTCGGTGTTGTGAGGCCTTCACTTTGGCGCTTGTGCAATCGGTCAAGCAATATATTCGCTTTTCCGGCGTTGCCCACTTCATCGGTAAAAATACCGAATTTTTCAAGGGCCTTGAGTTGTTTTTCAGACGGCGGGGCCATCTCCCAGCCAAAGTTGGGAACATAGCTCGAAAGATCTTCCGCATGGATTGACATTTCGAATTGAAGCGGATCGACGAGCTTTCTCTTACGCTTGCGCATTTCTGCGAGCTGTTTTGCAAGGGCTTCTTCACGTTCTGCGACAACGTCCTCGGCGCTTTTGGCTTCCATTGCTTCGAGGTCTAACACGACGCCCGTTTCTTCTTCCATATTTTCGACCATCTTTTTTGTGACTTCGGGGCTCTCACAAATTAAGTGAGCCGGACGACAAAGTTCGTGACGTTCCGTGTGCCATAAGAAATCGAGAAGAAGAAGCTCGTCTTTTCCGGGGAATAGACGAGTTCCACGGCCTACCATTTGAGAATAGAGCGCCCGGACTTTCGTCGGTCTTAATACGACCACGCAATCAACCGACGGGCAATCCCAGCCTTCCGTTAGTAGCATTGAGTTACAAAGAACGTTGTAACGGCCTTTTTCAAAGTCCTCGAGCACTTCGGCCCGGTCTTTCGATTCGCCGTTTACTTCGGCTGCCTTAAAGCCTCGCTCGTTTAAGATATCGCGGAATTTTTGGCTTGTCTTGACTAGTGGAAGAAAGACGACTGTTTTCCGATCCTTGCAATACTTGGCCATTTCGTCCGCGATCTGTACCAGATACGGATCGAGGGCCGTTCCGACGTCGCTTGCTTTGAAATCTCCCGCGGACATTGCCACGCTCGAAAGATCGAGATCGAGTGGAATCGTCAAGGCTTTAATTTTGGACAGATAGCCTTCTTTAATAGCCTGTACGAGTGAGTATTCATAGGCCAAGCTGTCAAAGTATGAGCCGAGATTTTTCATATCTCCCCGGTCTGGGGTAGCTGTAACCCCCAAGACTTCCGAGTCTTTGAAATAGCCTAATACTTTTTGATAACCGTCAGATATCGCATGGTGTGCCTCGTCAACGACGATCACGTCGAACCAATCGGGCGGGAATTGACTTAAACGTTTCTCCCGTTGCATGGTTTGGACAGATCCAACGACCACTCGATACCAAGAGCCTATGGACGTGCTTTCAGCCTTTTCTAAGGCTGTACCGAGGCCCGTCGCGGTCTTGAGCTTGTCGCTTGCTTGATCCAATAACTCAGATCTGTGAGCGAGCACTAACACGCGCTTCCCTTCTCGGACTTGATCTTCGATGATTTTTGAGAAGACGACGGTCTTCCCCGTCCCAGTTGGAAGGACTAGAAGGGTTCGTTTCCGCCCTTCTGCCCATTCCTTTTGAACGGCTTCCCGCGCTTCTTGCTGGTAGGGTCTTAACTCCATACTTTAGAACCTCCTATATTAGAACGGCCCTCCTGTGAAGCCTCCCTGCGGTTGTGCTGGTTGTTGTGGTTGATACTGTGGCGCTGGTTGTTGGTACGCTGGGGCTTGTTGTCCCGGTTGTGCGTTCAATACTTTTGTATAGTCAACGTCTTCGGCGTAGATCATACCTTTTACTTCGTTGTATTTATTGCCGTTGTACTCGCGAGATCCAACTTTACAAACTCCGACTTTTCCGATGATCGCGTTCCAATCCATACGAAGCGGTTCGCCTTTACGTTTTTGTCCGATAGCACCAAAGAAAGCAGATAACATTCCCTCGGTTGTACTGTGTAAGAAGAGATTGTGGCGCAATTCTGTTTCGCCTTCGTTTGCTACGATAGTAAGGTGTACTGTCGCTTTTGGACAAGCTGGCAATTTGCCGGGGCTTTGAGGGTTCGGCGTGTGACGCCCACGCTCGTATTCTTTAACGGTAAACCAATATAGGCCGTCTGGTAGAAAGACAAATTCGGAATCTTTTTGAATTGTGTCGTCCCAGCCGAATTCGCGATCAAAGTTGTTGTTGTATTGTTGTTGTGTCATGATGATTTTCTCCTTTAAGCTAAAATAGTAATTTTTTCGTTGCTAGCAAGTTCATTTTTTAAATAATTTGCGATGCTCTCGACGGCTTCTAATTTCCATTTACCACCATCTGCCTCGAAGAGAGCAAGGTTCGCCATTTTGTTGATTCGGAAGATGAATTGACTAGCAGGCTGCTCTACTTCATTAAAAGTACGATATGGTCGCAAGGTCACTGGATTTGGAGTCTTAGCTTGTGCTAGACTTGCTACACCATCGCGAACCGTCGCCATTTGACTGATACCATTGTCCTGTACTTCTGCGCCTTTTTCGATTTTTAAATGACTAGCAAAATCCAAGACCAGATTGCGGTCTGCATCATCGATAAACATAGACTGCAGCATGATATTAAATTCTTCTTGGTCGCGCCAATTGCTGAATGGAATAGCTGGGACAGATGCTCTTACAGATACAAGCTGAGGACGTTTGCCATTTTCAAAATCAACTTGATCATACACGGATACTTCTCGAAAACTGTCCACGACAACTACAAGTTTATGACTACCGATTAAGTCATTATCTGATTTGAGATAATCGACAAGACTCTTGAGTGTCTGAAGCTCAAGGATAGGTGCGTACTTACGAGGGTTAAGTTCCTGTAAGCTATATTTATTGCCATCAAAATATTCCTTACCAGTTCCTGAGCAAATGATTTTGTTTTCTTTACCCGCTAGTTCGACCGTGTAAGATAATGCTTCTTTGAGATTTTCTGTCATAGTTAGTTACCCGCTTTCTTTTTGTTGTAATCAATGATATTTGTACTTTGTTTTTCGATCTTTTCGATGAGTTCGCCAGTGTCGGTTCTCATGTCTCCATTATCATCAAAGTAAGTTTGACCCGGAATACCACTTTTGAGCTCATTAGCGTGAATTTTACCGTTGTCGTCGCGACCGACAATAACAGTTGTTGCGACACCTTTCTGCGGTGCCAAAGTGGATTTAACTTCAATACCTGTATTTACAACAGTTCGCTCATCGTCAGTTGACATCGTTAGTGTGATCGTGACCTTACGGGTTGTTTTAGCCTCTGTATTGAGGTCCAGAATATTCTCAAGGACTTTTTCAAGTTCTTTGTCAACCTTTTCTTGTAAGGCTGTATTTGCGATTTTCGACAAATCGATTTTAATAGTTTTATCTTTCATAGATACTCCTTGTTATATTTTGCTATGATTTCTAATTCCTAAAATCTACACCGTGAAGGGTAATTCCGGATCTTTCCGGACTTGGTTTTGAATGACGTCCAGTGTAGCGTCCCAATTCGCAACGATCATATCCCAGTAATTGCTCGGGAAGTTTTCGATCGGCGTTCCCATCGGGAAGTGTCCGCGGATATAAGCGACCTCTTGCAGTTCGTCTTCGGTAACGTTGTTCGGTACCATTAAGTCGATTAATGCTTGTGGTAAGAGTCCAACTTGTGGAGCCCGTCCCATTTCTTGAGCCACCTCTTGAGCGACCTCTTGCAATTGCTCGTTAATGTTTTGCTTCGGCTGTTCTGGTGCCGGTTGTTGCTGTGGCTCTGGTTGTGGAGCTGGTGCCGGCGTTTCAGTTGGTACGGGAGCTGGTGCGTTGAAGATATGGGCTATGCTCTCAAACGTGAACGGAAGCTGATCTGGCAAGCCGTGACGGTTTTTCGCGTCCCATGCTGGGCGGTGGTTCGTGTACATAACACGCTCGCCCCCTTGGGCTTTTTTCTTCCCTGTGTCTGTGGTCATGACGATTGTCTTATAATTCGCAAAGAGCACCATATCGGCCCATTCTTTTACTAGTGGAGCTGTCTTTGAGCTGGTCTTTTGCCCGAGTTTTAACTCGTATCGGTCATAAGATCCCATCTCGTCCGGCTGTTCAAATTTCTTAATCTGTGCGTGAGCTGTCAAAATGACATTGATCCCGTTGTCCACTAGCTCGGATAAGCTATTCAATAGGCGCCCGATCTCTTCCTGTACGTATGTATAGCCCTTGCCCCAGCCGAAATCTTCGATCCCGTTTTTCTGGTGTTGCGCGCAAACATAATCTACCGCGAGTTGTTCGGCCCAGTCGATCGTATCGATGACTAGCGTCTTACACGCGTCCGGGTTCGCCTTGATAAACGCGATCTCGTTTTTGAGCATTGCCCAACTTGTAGGCTTGTCCATTCTGGCCACGTCCATATTATCGGTTGATCCCTCAGTGTCGATGAATACCGGCTCTGGAAATTGACTCGCAAAGCTAGATTTTCCGATCCCTTCCGGGCCATAGATCACGACTTTCTGAGCCCGTGCCTTCCTTCCTCTTGTAATTTGCATTTTTTACTCCTCCTCGTCGTTGTCACTCAAGAGCCCACGAAGAAAGTTTTCAAAGTGTTTACGTTTTGCACTTTCGATCTCTTCCGTGAGATCTTTTGGCTCTTCACCGTCAAGTGTTTCGAGTTCATATGTTGCGTTTACGACAAGGATCTCGCCTCCGAGCGCTTCGGCCACTTTTTCTGTTTTGCCTTTGTTACGTTCTAATGATTCGATCGTGTTTGTTGCAGCGTCTTGCACGTCTTCGCTCCACGTTGAGCTATAAGTGAACGCGCCGGGGTTGTTTTCATATTTTACTAAGAATTGACCTGATTCTGTGCTACGAATAACGATAAATTTTTCTGTTTTTTTCATGATTTTTCCTTCTTTCTTCGTGTGTTGTTTGCTTGTGTTTTAGCGTCCACCCATCGACAATTCGAGGGCTCATAGTTTCCGTTTACGTCGATTCTGTCAATCGTACATTTTCCACGTTTAGCTTTCGAGTCATACCCGTGAGATAAAGCCCATTTTCTAAAATTTAGATAATCTTGCCACTCGTCACAAACTCTTATCCCTCGTCCGCCGTAATGTTTATATCTGTTATTTGTTTTTAGATAACAACGCTGACGCATACCCATCCAGACTCTATATAATCTTTCGTTGGTATAGCCGTGTGTTTTATTTGGAATATGTTTTCGGGCCCATTCTAATTGTAAGCACCCGCAACTTTTCGTTAAACCAGCACGCAAAGATGAACCTCTAGTTTCTATCATTTTTCCACAATCACAACGGCAAAGCCACATAGCTTCTTTTTGGTAAGAGTGTTTTACTCGTCTAATAACGGTCAATCTATCGTATTTTTTGTTTGTTAGATCAATAAATTGTCCCAATTAAAAGCCTCCTTCCCAGCCTTGCTTTTTTTCTTGGTGGTTTGGATTGACTTCAGAATATCCATCGGTTATGATAACGGAACATTCATCGCCTGTCGATACACGCGTCGCGATAGCTTGCAAGCCCTCTTGCTCTAGCCACGCGCCAAATTCCATTAATGTCACTTGGTCCATCTGCTCGAGCTTGTCAATAAGCACGAAGCCACACTCTGGCTTGAGCTTGCGAACGATAGCCGTTGCCACTTGTAACTGTTGCGATCCAGACATATTGTCCCAGCGTTGCCCCAAGTATAAGAGTTCGCCATCGTCCACGGATAGCCCCGGAAGCGGTAAGTCTGCATTTGTGAGCAAGTCCGTTTTTTGTTTGCGAATACTATCGATCACAAGATCTAACTCGCGATATTGCTCGCGGTAAACCTTCGCGTCTTCTTCGGCCTTGTCTTTGTCAAGATTCGCCCGGACTTTGAGGTTGATCTGCTCAATATTTGCGATACTTTCTTCGATCTCTTGCGTCGATTCGTCGATCAGATCTTGCGCGTCTTTGTTGGCAATTTCATAATCTCGCCGAAGAATTGCTTCTTTCGTTCGTGCTTCTTCAAGATCTCTTTCGAGTCGTTGGACGTCAGCACTTGCAAAGTCATAATCAGCCTTGATCTCTTTTAGATTCTGACGCTTGCGAGCGTTCTCTCCGTTACGTCCGAGGATCTCTTGTTGTTGCTGAATCAAGTCCGCGATTGAGACGAGCTCTTTCGGTGCGTCTGGATAGTACGGCTGTTCTTTCGCAAACTTTTCTTTTTGATCCGCAATAACGCCGATTGCGTGGCGCTCTTGGTACTTGGTCTTCTCTTCCATTTCAAGCTGGACGAGCTGATCTCCGACCCCGATAATTTGTAATAAGGTTGTAGCTTTTTCCTTGCTTGTCATTTCCATAAACTTTGGAAGATCGAGAGCGAGCTCTTCGACGAAGCTATCAAGCAATTTCTGACCGGCCTTGTTTCCGCTCGGGTCAATAACTTTTAAGTCGCTATTTTTACCCTTACGCTCAACGACAAGGCCATTCGATAGCGTGATTTTTAGACTCGGGGGAATTGTTGACCCCTCGCGTTGTGCCTGTGAGGGTTTGTACTTGTTACCACCCAAGGCCCACGCTATCGCGTCCAATACGCTTGTTTTGCCTTGGTTATTGTTTCCCCCGACAATGGTCAACCCTTTCGCTGACGGCTCGATTTTGACCGCTTTAACACGTTTCACGTTTTCGATTTCGAGCTTATTGATTGTTACCATTTCTAACCTCTCCTTTTCCTTTCAGACGAGCGAGCTCGTCAAGCAATCGTTCTTCCCGCTCAAGTGTGGCTTTCAAAATTTCGGTTTGTTGCAGATTGATAAACCACAAGCGATTGAGTGCTTTTGATTGTTGCTCAATTTTTCGGGCTTTCTTACCAAACATGGAAGGGAACCTCCGGCGATTCAGTGTATAGCTTCATAGCTTTTCGACGACTTGCGAGTTCGTCTTCGTATTGCTCAATGACTTGTGCGTTATGCTCTGGAAGCCCTTCTTCGATAGCTTTGAGCGTTTCACTCTTTGCGATTCTCATTTGTTTCTTGTGATCGAACCATGAGACAATGAAACCAACTAAAAAGCACACGCCCCCGATCGCTACTGTTCCGGCAACTTGCCCAGAAATAATAATTTCATTCATTTTAAATACTCCTTTTCTTTTTCTAAAATTTCGTAAACGTCCCGGACGTCATACATTTTCTTCTTTCCTTGTTTCCGAAATGCAAGTCCTCGACGTTCTAGCTTCTTTATATAGCCATGATCGAAGCCGAATTTCTTCATTAAGGCTTTCTGATCGAGTGGCATTTGTTTTTCTTCTATTTCTTTTTTCAACTCGTCTCTCACGATATCCACGATCGATCTGAGATAGACTTTAGCGATCTCGTCCGAGATCAAGGGTGGCAAGTTTAGCTCCTCCATTTCTTCGTTCCTCCAATTGTGCGGGCAAGCACTTTCTGATATAATTAAGGTAGATATTTTTTAAGTGAGCGTCGGATTCTTTGTCCGGCGTTTTTTGTTCATGCTTGTTGAACTTTGTACTTAAAAAAATAAGCCGGGATATTCTCTGGATCGATCTCGAGAATTTCGATTGCCTTCGCGATCTCGCTATCTTTCCAAGATACTTTATTGTTTAGCTTCAGCGATACGCTTCGCTCTGATATTCCCAAGGCGTTGGCAAATTCCGCTTGCGTCCCGAATTTCTCGGTAATCTTTCCTAAAAGTTTTGAATAATCGTTGCTCATATTCTTGAACTTTTTTATTTTTTATTTTCTTTTTGTGTGTTATACTATAGTAGAAAAAAGGAGATGAACACCATGAGAAAATATGAAACCGCTGATCGGCTTCGGGAATTAATGACTGAGAGAGGCTGGAAACAAGTCGACGTTATCAATAATTCAAAACCGTTTCAAGAAAAATTAGGGGTCAAGCTCGGAAAAAGTGCTCTTTCTCAATACGTAAATGGGGTACAGGCGCCAGACCAAAAGAAGCTCGCTCTTTTAGCTTTGACTTTTAATGTTTCCGAGGCTTGGTTAATGGGCTATGACGTCCCTCGAGGACGTGAAGCAAGTCCCGAACCGGACCTTTCAAACTTGGATCTTCGCGAACTGGCCAAGAGTGCGAAAACTTTCGACGGAAAGCCACTCAATGAAGAAGATATCGTCGCTATACAAAATATTATTGAAGGATATCTAAAAGGAAGATTATGAGACTAGAAGATATTTGTCACGAAGCGGGCGTCACGCTCGCTTACTTTGATAATGAACTGTGGCCACGTCCCGGAATGATCTTATCTGATATGAAGATCATTTTCGTTAATAAATCACTAACTATTGAGGCCCAGAAGCGCGTGATTTTGCACGAGCTGGGGCATTTAGAGCACACGACAGCCGAATATACCATAAACCCGATCAAGTGCGAGAATGAGGCCAATAGGGCCATGATACACGAACTTTTGAAGGAAGAGTTAGCAGCCGGGGACGCGAGCGAGTTTAATTATGTACATTTTATGGAACGCCACGAACTCAAAACGACGGCCGATGAATTAATGGTAATAGATGAATACTATCGTTTAGTTGGATAAAGGAGAAAAAAACATGGACTATAGCAAAATCAAGGATCTCGCCAAAAAAGCGACTGAAAAAACAGTAGACGGAATTTCATCAATGAATGATATGAGAAAGAAGGCTGCCCAAGAAACAAAGATTTCAATCGGGACGACAACGATTCGAAAGACAATCGACGGCCTATATTATATCGGCTTTTATTCAGACACTCCCGAACTGTTTGAGTTCGAAAATTTTCAATTTGAGGGCTCTACGATTATAGAGCGCACAAAAACGACCGGGACGACCAAACAAAAAGGAAAAAAAGGGAGCGCCCTTTTAGGGGCTGGAATCGGTTCAGCGTTTGGGCCAGTCGGTACAATTTTAGGTGGTGTGATCGGTGCGTCTGGAAAACGAAAAGGTAAAGTAAGCACGGACACTATCACCACTAAAGAAGAAAAGCCGGGACTTGCTAAATTGTACTTACGAAATATCGAGACAAACGAAGTCAAGATAATTAAAGCAAAGATCACCAATACCCAAGCAGATAATATTAAACTGTTTTTTGAATAAACAAAAAAAGCCCCGAGGACAAGCCACGGGGAAAACATGATATAAGTTAAGTTTAGCATATTTCAAAAACTGTTTCCATTATTGCGCCATACGTTCTCAAACGTTAAAAGATCGCATATATTGTCAAAATATCGTTTTCGTCATTTTTTAATAAATGAAAAAAGTCGTATTCAAAATCGTATTCATTGCCCGCATAATTGAGAGAACGAGCCCGAGGGCTTTTTTATTTTGTCTGTTATAATAGACAATCTTTGAAATTGCCGTTATAAACACAAAAAGCCCTCCCGAAAATGGGAGGGTGTGTGTCTTATATGTATATGTTTCTATAAAGTCTCTGGCCACGGATCATCTGTGGTGTACGACATATTAGTAAATCGCAAGTCTCCGATATCACGATCTGTTGGGACGGGATCATCGAATTGTAGTCGAAGTTGGTTGCCGTCACCCGGCCCACCTAAATAAAAAGTGCCAAGGCGTTTGCCCTTGTCATTTGTCATAATACCAAGTTTTGAGCTGGTCGCACGAAAACCGACGGGTATACCGCCGACGTTTAAGATCACTACGTTACGTTCACGGTCTGAACCTTGAGGGACGTAGCTGGGCGCACCTCGTCTCACGATACCAAACCAACCCCAAGAGAGACCACCAAAGCCGATTTCAACCGTAGAGTTTATACGTCTGAATTCTACGTAAGCGTTGTTTTGACTCGATGAAATTCTTGGCTTGTGTTTGACATCGCCAAACAATACAGACCAAGCGTTAGAACCAGTTCCGGCAGTTTTCTTGATCCATTTCACCGCTCCATTCTTAGCCGTGGTATCAGTATAAATTGTACCGATGTCAGCGTTTAGAGCGTATGGAAAGCCTTGGCCTTTTAGCTCTGTGCTTGCACTGCTTCCAGATCCGACTGAGCGTTTCAGCTCTTCCAGATCATTCTTGCTTGCAAGCTGACTTGTGTCAATCGTTGGCAATTTTGACCGTGTAATAAACGGATCACCACCGTTTTGGAGTTTGGTGTCAATCAGTGCGTCAAGGCCTAAATCAAGATGTTTATTCTTGATGTTAATTGCCATTTGAGACTGTAATGCGGTATATGTCGGAAATAGTTGGTAAGCCTTATTTTCTGACAAAAAAGCAATTTGTCGGGTTTCGAGCGCACTGATATCTTGGCCGATCTGCTTGATTGCTTCTTTTAATTTATTCATTCGCTACCTCCTTAGAGGCTTTGTTTAGCACTGTTATAAATCTGTACGAAGTCAGTATTTTCCAAGTCAGTGAATTTTTGACCTAGTTCTGTCATTTTGGATACAATCGCCTGATCTGAGCTTCCGCCCGCTTGAATCTTTTCAGCGATTTCTTTGAGCGTGTCTAATTCTTCCGGCACACCCTCACCAAGGATTGCCGTTTTTACTCCTTGAATCGCTGTGTCTAGTTGTTGCTGAGTGATCCCACCTTGCCCGATTTCAGATTTATCAGCCTTGTTAGCAAGCGTGGTCTTGATTTCCTTTACGTCAGCTCCGACTGCTTGTGCGAATTGTGTTAATTTCTCTGTGTTTAAAGTCATTTATATGTCCTTTCAAATTTTAGCTAGATTGTAAAGTGTGGTTAAGTCTGGCAATTCTTCCGATTGTGGCCCGTTTGGGTGCGCTGAAATATACTTGTCGATCTCTTCCTTGACGTCGTTTTTGACGAGTGCAAGGACTTGCTCGCTTGTGTATTCGTCCGCGGATTGAACCACGTCAACTCGGACGCTTTGGTCACTCGGAAATACATATCCACCGCACACCACCTCGACAAGATAGCTCTCGACCGGAAGGACTTTGGGAATCTTAAACAATACCTTTGAGCCTTGGACCGTTGTCGAAAATGACGCTTTGCCCTTCTTGCTCGTAAAGTGGACTGTAGCTTCCTGCCCCTCGAGATCGATCGGAGTCCATCTTTCGTCGTACATTGCAAAACCAAAAAGGGAAGCCGAGTCGCCTTGTTTGACAACTCGACCGCCCTCAAACTGCTTTAAATTGGTACAGTTTGAGCGATTCATTCAATCACCCCTTTATTCGTAATAATTAACTAGATCGTCCTTATCCCAGCAAGATAACCAGATAGGGCCGAATTGCCCGAACTCAAACAAGCGCCAGTAATACCCGCCATAATATCCGCCTTTGCCTGTATCTGTGATATGGGCTTCATCGAGTTCGAACGAGAAGAACATTCCAGCTTTAAAGTCTTGATCCGCACCGTCTGGCAAGTTGTTTCCGTCTTTGTCTACCCAGTTTACCATTGAAACGGGAATACCGTTCTCGAGCCAATCGAACCCAACTGGCGCGAGATAGTCACATTTGATCTGCCAGATACCGTGAATATACTTAACTTCGTTCGCTTGATAAAAGGCCTTGTCTTTTGGCTGTACGGCTGTGCTTGCTTGGTTGTTGGTTTGAGGTGCTGTGTCAGCATATCGCCAAACCTCGATATAGTTCGGTTTATTCCAACCGTAGTAGTCGTTCCAAGGGTAAGTGTTAATAGCTTGTCCGGGTGCGCCTTGAGTCGAATAGTCGCACGAAATAAAGTATGTATCGTCGATCATCACTCCGACGTGGCCACCAGCACCGCCAGATGTTGACATATCAGCACCCCAGCTCATCAAGACGATATCGCCCGTTTGAGCGTTCCAGTCTTGATTGATACTTACGCGATAGAAGCCGTTGTTTGCTAGTTGCTGGCCAAGAGTAACAGTTGACGGTAATCCGATGATCTTGATCCCAGCTTCTTTTAGAGCTTGTGAGATCGAGCCGGAGCAATCAGCCGTGCCATCTGCCCCGTTACGGCTTCCGAGCATGGAATAAGTAAGCAAACCGCGATGATTGATAAACCAATTTACAGTTGATTGTTGTACACTCATGTTCTATCTCCTACTTCTTCCATTCATCGTTAGCACGTTTAACTGCTGCTTCAATAAATGTATTGAGTTCTTGATTCGTCAAGTGGATATTTTGAGATTCAAGACCCTCGATCAAGCTCGTTTTAGCGTGCTCTAGTTTGTCCTTGCCGTGAATATCCAACTTGTCCGCGACTTGCTCTGTAGCGTTGACCGCGTTCTTTGCCAAGATCTCAACGATCTCGATTGCTTTCTTGCCACCGCGCATTAATAAGTATTTCTTGATCGCTTGTACCACGATACCAGTTAAAACTACTAAAATGCTCATTGCTGATGATGTGATAATGCTTGTAATTTGATCCATGTTATTTTTCCTCTTTTATTTCTAGCTCCAAAAAGCGCTCAAAGAGCACTCTTATAGCACCGTTACCGCCTAATTCGACGTAACTTTCATATAGTTTCGACAACTCTTCTAATTCGTGCTGGTTCGTGTGCCCACGCTTGAGCGCGTTCTTCAGGTTCTCCTGCAATCGAAAGCGTTGAAGCCGTTGCAAGCCTTTCCCGATAATCGTTAAATTCCGTTGGTTATCTTTTCCAATCTCTTCCACGGTAGAGACTGACTTCTCGAGGGTATCTATCTTATTTGATAGGCCCTCGATACGTTTGTCAGCTTCTTTTGTGGTCTTTGTACTTTTGAATGAAAAGTAACTTGGAATGATAACGACTAAAACGGGAGTTAATTTGTCAACTAGTGCCAATAGGTCCAATTTTACCACCCCCTATTAAATCACTAGCTTACTGGACGGGTTGAGTTTCAAGCTCGCTTGTTTCTCGTTTCGGCTCTGTCCATTTCCAGACCGCAAGTTTTCCGTTTTGCTCAAGGCTTGCGAGTTGGTCAAGCGTTTCGCCTTGGTAAGTAAAAGGCTGGTTAACTTGGACCATCACGCGCTTACCTTCGCTAAATTTCTCGATATGGTTCGGATCCTCGATCGCGAAGATCGCTTGTGCTGGATAAGTTGCGCCAGTTTTACCAAGATCGACAAGCTCAAGGCCACGTTTATAGACTGTAGGATCGAGCGGACGATCGACGTCAGTTACGCGAGCGAGTACGCTCCATTCTGCGACGTCTTTGACTTTCTGAATTTCTTCGTCTTTTTTGGCTAGTTTAGCTTCGTACTCTTGGGATTGCGTGTGCAAGTCTTCTTGTAACTTTTTGACACCCTCCGCTGGGTTTAGCTCGGTCACAACTTGACCAAGTACGGCTTGGATCAGCACTTCATCTGATTCGTTGGTGCGGTCACCAATTAGTACACGCTCAAAGGCTGTATAAGGGTTCGCTGAACGGATTGAAACGAAGGTACGTCCTTCTTCTTGCAAGTATTTGTTAATGATTTTAAATTCCATATATTTTTAATCCTCTTTGTTTTCTAATTTTTGAGCCGTTTCATCGAACAACTCTTTGAGTGCTTGATCGCTATCCAAAACGTCGTTAAACTTGCTCAATAGCTCGTTTACGCGTTTGTATTCCTCGTTCGCTTCCTCGTATAAGACCTTATATTTCGTAGCTTCTAAGATTGCATTTGCGAGGTTTTGCGAGATTTCGTTTACAAATTTATCTACTGAGTTCATTTACTGCCTTTCTAAACATGTACATCATATCGTTCAGGAGCACCTAAATTGTTACTTTTGAACCAATTTCTAATATTAATAAAATTATTATTAATTGCATTCATTAATTCAGCTAACGAACGGTTGCGCAATAATATGTCATTAACTCCAGATATATTATTATTGACTGTGTTAATAGCAATCGACTGCTTATCGTTTGCGTTATACATAAACTCGACTAAGTCACCATAGATATTTACCGCTGTCGTGTTATCATTTGCGTTCCAGATTTGGATCCCAGCCGATCCGTCGTCCATCGCGACTCGTTTCCACGAATTAGACATGAGAGCAGTATAAGACGCTTCCTTGCCATTGATAGTACCTTCACCAAAAACAAGGTATTGTAATGGTTTGTTTTTAAACTGATTTCGGATACCGACGCTTGCATTATTGATATCAATCCAACCGGTCTGTAGGTCAAAATCAGTTACACCATTCAAAGATGATAGCTTACCACCTTTGATAATGTTTGCGGTCAGCCCGTCCGATACAATGTTCTTTGCAGATACGTTGATAAGCTGTGCTTTGCTCGCGTCAATTTCGTCGATATGAGCTGTCCCGATCTGAGCATTGCCGATCATGGAGTTCTTGATAACCCCGTCTTTGATGATGGTTTTCTCACCGACTGAAAGCAAGCCCTCATTGATTCGGATTGATCCGTCCGGATTCAGATTTAATTGCCCCAGCACGTCCCCCGCGCTGTTTAGATTCTTAACTGACCAAGACCCCGCGAGTTGCGTGACTTGCGTCCGTGTAGCTTCTGCCGTTTCTTTAGCTTGTCTGGCCTGCTCTGCGACTTGGATCGCCTTAGCCTGTGCGTCCTCTGCTTTTTCTGAAGCGTATTGTGATCTGGCTGTTGCTTGATCTGCTCTTGCTTGCGCTCCGACTGCGAGTTGCTTTACTTCTGCCGTTTTGTCAGATACTTCACCGATTTTAGTTGTTAGTTGCGTTCCAAGGGCTTTCGTTTCAGCGAACGCGTCATCAAATTGACTAGGTTTGTATGGGCCTGTGTTGGATCCTCGAACCAAAATAGGCTCTTTAAATTCAATCCAACCATTTTTAGACAAAAAGATATAAAATGGATAGTTTTTATCTTTTCCGAAAGTAAAGTCTTCCGTCATGGTAAAGGTTTTTTGGAACTCCTGCCACTCGTTTAGTGGTGGCCTATTCTCGCCGATATTAGACCATGTTAGGGTTTTATTTAGACCGTGGTTTTTGATGTTAAATGCAAAAGAAACATCTGGGTACTCTCTAATACGATACTTAAAACCAAGCGTGTAAGTCTCGCCGTGATAGACTTTTTTAACGTAAATCGGGAGTGTGAACCCTGTCCAGTTATAACCTGTTAGACCCTGCGCCTTAATTGTGAAAATACCATCGTTAACCGATACACTTGCATTTGGATTGTTGTTTCCGACAAGCGTATTAGTGGACATAGTCATAGAATTAACAATTAAGTTATTATCATCCGTGACATACTTCCCGACTTCCGTCTGAAAGATCTCGCTAGACATGACAAGCCGTGAGAGCTTGTCTGGTGCGTCCGTTTCGCTTGTGCCGAGAATGCGTTCATAGAGTTTGTTCGATTCAGTCAGCTTGTTAAATTCAAGCGTTTGTGTTGCGATTTGTTTTGACAGATTCAGAAGATCACGACCTTGATCGTTTTGGACCCGATCAATGCTTTCAAGTTCGCCTTTATCCACGAATTGCGTTAACAATTTTGACCTAATCTTACCATAGACTATGTCACCGTCAACGTTCCTGACCTCTTCCGTAACTTTATTTTGCAAGTCTGGGCTACTTAAAATCTGTTGCTTGATCTGATCAGATAACTTGCTAGTGTCTAGTAACGTTCCGGCTTTCTTTAGGGCTTCTTCTGCCTTGGCGTTCGCTTGTGCGATAGCTTGGTTCGCTGAGGTTTGGGCGTCATTGACGATTTTTTCAATTTTTGACGTGTCAACTTTGAGGATTTTTGGGAGCCATTCCGTCCCGCTCCAATAATAGAGCTCTGTCTCTTCTCCGACGGTCAAGTATAAGAGATCGCCCTCGTGAAGCGTCCCTCTTGGCTCGTCCTTGGGCTTCGTGGCTCCGTAATAGTTGGTATTCTTACCGTTTGCGGAGACAAGCGCCCGTGTAGCTACCTCAAGAGCTCCTTCAGCGTACTCTTTAGACTCTGACACGCTTCGCATGATCGAGCCTTCAGACGTGATCGCTTTCTGGACTGTCCCGATATCGTTACACGTCACCTTGTGGGATAATAGCCGGCCTGTGACGTCGTAAGAGCTCTCGTAAGACACAATACGAATCTTCTCGCGAAAACCGATCGTCTCATTAATCGCCATGATATAGTCACCAGCGCGGGGCCGTGTGTACTTATACCCGGCCTGCGTGAGATCTTCCATGTCAAGCTGGACAGAGATCGAGTACGATTCGTCAACTTCTTTCTTTAGCCGTTCTAAGAGCTTACCAGTCTCTTTATAGCGTTCGTCGCTTACCGGTTCGCCCTCGATACGGCCATAGATCCGAGCGAGTGGGCTCTCATATTCGGACGTATATCGGCCCGCGTCGTGGTTGTTTTCGTCTTTCCACGCCCCCAGACCTTTTTTATAGGTTATGAAGTTACCGATATTCTTTTCTATCGTCAGCTCGTTCATATTGAAGTTTTTTCGGACGACTGTCGAAAGATCGGTCCCGACTTTTTTCAAGATTCGAACGACCTTACCAGTTACCGAAAACTCGAGGCCCGCTGCCTTAATGATATCTTTGAACATTTTGAGCCGGCTCGCGTTACCGAAATTCTCTTTTCGAATCGATCCCGCTTGCGCCTCGATCACGTACCGATACCCGCTATCTTTAAAGATCGCCTCGATATACACTTCAAAACGATTCGAGCCGTTAAATTCTTTATAACAGTTCGAGTGCTCGAAATCGTAAAAGAACTGGTGGACCGCGTCAAAAGATAGTGAAATATTTTTGCCTTCGTCTTTGGGCTTTGCGTAAATGATCTTATAGAGTTCACCGTCGAAGGTAAAGCTCCACCCACGGTCTAGCCGTGAAAGAACCTGTTTATTCGATACAATCGTTCCGGAGATCGACCGCTCACCATTTACAGCGTTTTTAGTTTTTAGCTCAACTTGGGCTCCGTATCCGTTGCCTTTCTCGTCGTAAAAAGTAATCAATGATCCACCTCCTCTCTAGCGATAAAGCTCTTTAAATCCGAGGATCTTAACGGTCCCCTTGAAATTAGTAAACCAATTGACCGACCGGTTAGGCTTTGGCCGAATAACAAAATATTCATAATTCGTCCGGTTGTTGACGTTTAGATCTTGCGTGGCCGGTCCTTGATAGATCGCCGTCTCGACACCTTTCAAGAGGAGCTTTTGGCCAGATCTTAAAGGCGTTTCCGTGTGCCGATAAGTAAACCGACGGCCGTCGATTTCAAGGAAAAAATCAGTATTATCAGCGTTTGCGGTCAATTCAACGACAAAAGGGACCTCTAGCTGACTAAGCGGGGCCGTGCCGTTATATGGAAAGCTGTTCGCCGTAAGCGCGAGATCCCGTGGGACTGTCTCACCATACGGAAGCTCCGCTGTAATGAATGAAAACGAAACATTATATTTGATCCCAGCTTCCGAATTGCCGATGAAGTCAAACTCGATTTGACCATTGCCCACGACATTATAGCGATACTTCCAATTTCTGTGTGGTAACTGGGCAAGGTTTAGATCGCCCGTCGTTTGCCCCGGCGTTTGGAAATCGTAAATATTGTTTACGTTTTGGTATAGCTTTGTAATGTAAAAGCTATCGTCACCCAAGACCCAGCGAGTCAATTCGTCTTTTTTGTTTAAAAAGTCCTCCATTGATCCCGCTGAAAGCCTAGCTGTGACTGAGATTTTCTTCTCTGTATAGGTTAGACCGTCGAAAATATAACCATTGCGCCCCTTAACGGTTCGCCTTGATAGTTCCACGGCCGGGGACGAATCATCGACCGTGATATTGTAAAGACCAAGGCCAGAAAGTTTCTGACTTTGGCCGTCTTTTTCAATTAATAAGTCCATCGTTCCCCCTTACGCGAAATAAGCGTCCAGCGCCTTTTCTCTCGCGTCTTTTTCTTTGATCGTAGTATAGATCTTGTCTCCCACGATCTCGTTATGTACTTCGAATTTTTGGTTCGAAAGTTGCGAATTTTTGACCTCATCACTCAAATCCTCGAGAGACGAACGAACGCCCGAGCTTGTCACGCTCGCGCTTGTGGTCAATACGCTATTAGTCTGATAATCTTGATCTGTGATAGCTTGTGCGTACTGTTTCGACATTGCCTTAATATCACCGACCCAGTCTTTCATACCAATATAAAGACCTTCACCCGTGAAGCCCCCGATCGTTTTCATGACTCGAGACGGCGAGTGGATATCCAAGGCCGAACGCATGATCGAAGCGATATTTGAAGCGATACTTTCAGCGAGTGCATACAATGAACCAGCCATCGAAGCAAGACCATTATACAAACCTATGCCCGCATTAAATCCAACCATTTGAAGCATAGCCGGAAGCAAGCCAAACGAAGCTGAGATCTGAGCACAAGACGAACTAGCAAGTGATACTGCTTGAGTCATGCTTGATTGCATGGTACTAGTGAACGCTTGCATACCGCTTTTAGCGCTATTCGTCACGTTTTGGAACGTTGACTTAAACGCGCTTTCTAATTGCTTACCAGCCAAAGAGCTCACTTGTGAGATCTTGTTAAGGCCAGCTTGAACGGCTTGGGCTGTGGCGTTCATCGCGCTTGTGACAGTCTTTTGCATATTTTGGTAATTAGTCGTGATAGATTGCGACATTTTAGAGCTTGATTGCTCGGCTTGTTGGGCCATCTTATCAAAATCTGTCTGAGCACTAGCAGCCATCGCATTTGTAGCGCTCGTCGCTCCCGTTTGCATTTGTTGGAAGTTTGCGACAACGTTCGTGCTCGCTTGTTGCGCGTTCGTGGTTGCAGCCGTATTGACTCCCGTCGTGCTCGCGTTCGCATTATTCATCAACTGGTTCAACTCGTTACTTGCGTTCGCGTTCAACTGGCCGATGTTGCTTGTAACGCCTGTGTTCATCTGTCCAGTTTGAGCAAGTGCGTTTGCGTTCATCTGGTTAAATGACGCGTCCGCGTTTGCCGCAAGCTGCTGCATATTCATAGTCCCGTTAGTATTCAACTGTCCGAAGTTAGTCGAGGCGTTCTGTTGCAACTGAGTTGTACTGTCCATCGCATTTGTGGACATTTGAGACATATTAGCCGTAACGCCAAGGCTCATATTTGACGTTGACGCGATCGTGTTCGCGCTCATCTGATTATAAGACGTTGATACGTTGGTACTAGCGGTTGAAGCGTCGGTACTTAACTGTGTCGTCGTTTCCGAGCTCTTCGTTTTGATATGTTCCGCTGTGTTGTTGATCGATTCTTCGGTTTTCTTACCGCCTTCATCTGATTTACCAGTGATCCAGTCCCAGATACCACCGAAAAAGTTACCGATAGCGTCCGCGACGGCTTTCAAAGCGTTCGGAATGAAATTAAGTAAGGCCTCACCGAAGCCCTTAATGATCTCCCAAGCAGCCGAAACGATATTCGGCAAGCCTTTAACGATCGCAAGTGCGAGCTGTACGACTAATTGAACCCCAGCCATAAGAAGTTGTGGAAGAGCTTGAGCAAACCCACGAATCATCTGACCGATGATTTGTACCGCGCTTTGTGCGATCTGTGGCAATGAACTAATGATCCCTTGGACGAGAGTCACGATTAATTGAATACCGCCTTGTAAGATCGTTGGTAAGTTCGACAAGATCGTTTGCATAAACCCGACAATGACTTGCGTTCCCATCTCGATAATCGCTGGTAAGGCTTGAACAATACCGTTTACGACGTTCATCAAGATCTGAATCCCTTGTTCGAGGATCTGTGGAAATTGCGCTTGCATATTAGTGATAAAATTAGTTACAATCTGTTGCGCCGTTGTGAGGATCTGTGGAAGGTTTTGCAAGATCCCTTGTGTAATGCTAAGAAGTAACTGCATACCAATAGCAAGCAACTGTGGCAATGCTGAAAGTAAGCTGTCGACCAAGGTCCCAATAACAGTTACCGCGGACGAGATCAACGATCCTGCATTTTGGCCCACACCTTGAACGAGACTTCCGATCAACTGGATACCAGCGTCAACGATAACCGGAAACATTGTCGCGAATCCTTGCGCGAGTTTGGCCACCAGATCAGCGCCCGAAGCAATCAAGCTCGGTAATTGACTAGTAATGCCATTTACAAGGTTTTGAATAATCATCGGGCCTTTAGTTGTTACTGTGGTAATCAACTGATCGATCTGTTGCCCGAATTGTTGGTTAATTAGACCAAGGCCAGCTAGGACTAGCCCCAAAATAGCAGCCGGACCGATTGACGCGAGGGCGATTCCCATCACGGACGCGATCCCAGTCGTCATCATTCCAAGGACTGATAAACCTTGCGAAGCTGCTCCACCAAGTGCGCCCGGAATACCTGCGATCTTACCAACGAAGCTCGAAATGAATCCGCCGGCCGTACTAAATGCACTAGACGCGACCGATCCGAGAGCCATCGTTTTACTTGCGACCGTACCCATAACGCCAGTAAGCGAAGTTAGGCCACGGACTGCTGGACCAAACGCAAAAGCACCAATTAGAGCGGTAACGGCTGGCGTGACGGCTTGCATAGTCCCTTTAAATTTATTCGCTTGCTCGTCAGTCATTTTAGTTCCGTTTAGGAATTGATTCAATGCCGGGTTTAACGAATTGAGAGCGTCCAAGAATTTCTGTAGCCCTTGCGAGTTGGACAGCTTATCTACTAGCTTGTCAATCCATTTTACGAGTGTCGTAAGAACTGGCAAGACTGCCGTACCTACTTTGATTTGAAGTGTTTCCCAAGAACCACTCAAGGCCTCGACGGCCCCTTTTAAGTTGTTGAGCTTTTCGGCTGCCACTTGAGCTGCGCTTACTTTGTCAATTGCGGCTTGCATATTGTTAGCGCCGTCTGCTCCCTCGTTCATCGCGATAGTAGCAGCACGCACGGCGTCGGTACCGAACATGGTTTTCAAGGCCATTTGTTTTTCCGCGTCCGTAAGTCCGCCTAAACGTTCTTTCAAAACTTGCGAAATTTCAGCGAATGACTTGATCTTACCTTCAGCCGTGAAGAACTGGTTTGAGCCATCGGCCGTAATGATACCGAGTTCTTTCATCATGTTCGTTTGTGCTTTGGTCTGTGGTTGCAGATTCATAAGCATAGTTTTAAGTGATGTACCGGCGTCTGATCCCTTGAGCCCGTTTTGAGCGAATACTGCGAGGGCGTTTGTGGTATCACGGAACGATAGACCAAGCCCAGAAGCGACCGGAGCGACCATGGAAAGACCATATTTCAGCTCGTGGACGTCTGTCGCTGACGCGTTAGCAGCTCCCGCGAGTTGGTTTGCTGCCTGTGTGGCCGTCATGCCATCTCGACGAAAGGCGTTTAACGCTGTCGAAGTAATCTCAGCGGCTTCTTTTAAGTCCAATTCCCCAGCCGTGGCCAAGTTTAGGGACGCTGTAAGACCGCCGTTTAAGATATCTTTCGTTGATACCCCAGCTTTTGCAAGTTCTCCGATCGCGTCCGCTGCGTCCGCTGCGCTAAAGGCTGTATCTGCTCCGGCTTTAATAGCGGCGTCGTTGAATTTCTTCATCGTTTCCGCACTCTCACCAGTAACGGCCTTGATGTTACTCATTTTGGCTTCGAATTCAGCAGCTTTCGAAACGGTACTCTTGATCGCTTGTTTACCAAGATCAAAGAGCTTGTAAGCAGCGGCCACGCCTAAAACCTGTTTGAGCAAGTTCGTTGACGCGCTCGCCGCTTGATTCGTGTGGTTAACAATTCCAGTTAACGCGCTGACTGCTTTCTGGCCTGTCGTATGGA